GCCATACAAATCTTAATAGGGTTTACGATTATTTAGGAAATCCAGTCAAGAGCTTCAGCAACAGTAGGAAATTGCTCTTTAAAAATAGAACGAACTCCTTCTGCTACATCCATATGCTCTTTCTGTGTTCCATGTGCAGAACGTAGGTCAATATAATGTACCCATGATCTTACAGAACCAGTCATATAGATTCTTGTAGGAGTAGCAAGAGGTAATACAAACCTTGCACACTCCTTTGCTATACCAGCATCAAGCATCTCTTTATACAGGTGCATTCCATCTACAAAATGCTTCTGTATTTTTCTATGGAAATCCTGCACTACAAGAGGTTCTACATCATCAATACTATTCTGGCGATTCTTATCATCTTGTCTTCTCAGTTCAGGTACAGGAATTTCTTTACCCAACATACTACTATCAGCATACCTCTGAGAAAACTCTTGATAGGTGAATGATCTATGCCTTAGTATCTGTGCGGCAAGACCTCTAGTAGTATTGATCTCTACTGTCATGAATGCTTGCTCAAAGACGCTCCAGTGACCGTGCTGGATACAATACTTAAGTAGACCAGCAAACTTATCATTGTCTTGATTCTTAGGGTTGCTAACACGGGCCACGTATGCCATATGCTTTTCAGCATCAGGAGTGACACTAACTAATTTAATTTGGGAATGCATCGTTGTCTTCGTATTCAAAGGACTCGTCGTAATCAGTAGGGGGAGAAGAAAATGCAGGAGTATCCGTTTCTAACTCAGCATAAATTTCATTCTCTAACTCATCTACAATCTCTTTAAGAGCTTGTACTAGCACTTTAAATTTTGCTTTGTTCAT